CTTTTACTGTAGGGATTAATTCTATTAATTGTTTGTTGATAGAAGCAAATTGTTCATTAACAAATTCTCTTAATTTAATAGTATTAGTAACATTATTAATATATTCTTTTAACACTGATTTTTGTGCAGGTGTTAAATCGCCATATTTTTCATTAAATTTTTCTAATAACATTTTGTATGCTAAGATACGTGTACCTGAATCCATTTTGCCATATTCTTCTAATACGCGGTCTTTTACTTCTTCAATATTAACTTCTTTACGAGTAATGTGCTCAAGTAATGTTACTTTATTATCAATAACTTGAGAAGGCTCAATGAATTCTAATGATCCATGAGCTTCGATTAAATTAGATACAGCAGCGTATTGTGAATAGTTGCTGATTTTTGCTTTAAAGAATCCTTCGATATCATAATGATTACGAATTTCTTTAATAATATTATACTTTTCTTTACGTAAAGCCGTCTTATTAAGACGTGAAGAAAGTTCAAGTACTGAATTAATTAATGATTCAGCCTTACCTTCAGTTAGAGCTTTACTTGTGATTAACGCTTGATATAACTTATGCTCTTTTGTTAGTTCAGTTTTACCAAAGAATTTTTTAACAATACCGATAGCAGCCGAATCTTTACCAGACACAGTGTCTGATGCAATTTGACGCACTAATAATTCGAATAAGATACCAGTATTTTTATATTTGCTGTGTTTAATTTTCATAGTGTATAGTATGCACTACCTATAAATATGTAGTTATTATATGCCCTTGATATTATTTTCGTTAAGTAATGATGATTCTTGTTCGGGTTCAAATACTATTTCTTTACGTGGTATTGCAAATCCTTCAAATAATCCTTTATGTCGTTTCATTTCAAACATTGCTTTTGGAGTACCGCTACCTTCTTCAGGAGCATTAGCAGTGTATAACGAACCATTTTCACCAGCACCTAATCTATCTTTACCTAATGGGTCTTTTTGTGTATTAACAATTGATGATTTTTCTTCAGGACGACCAATTGGACGTTTTTCATCATATCCACCAGGTACTGGTCCTTCTATGTCCATCCCTGTTCTACCCTTACCATATAATGAAGCTAAATCATGTGGCGTACCAAACGACTTACCAGTTTTAGCTGGGTCATTACCTTCATTTTCAATTTGAGCTAAACGGAATGTACGTTTTTTATCTTCAACTACTAAATCACGATATTCGTCATATTGGTCTTCACTAAACTGGAATATATCGTGGTAGATAAAGTCTGAAGGTAATAAATTAGTATCTTGAATTTGTTTAGCTAAATCAACTTTTTCTTTCCATAATGCAATCTTTTCTTGTTCATAGATTATAGATGGAACTGTTAATGATAATTCAAAATTAGTTAAAGAAGCACCATCATATCCCTGTGTATATAAATGCACTAATGCAATTTTATACAATTCAGATAATACAATACGTTGAATACGTTCAACTGTACGAGCAAATCTAATATCTTCAGCAGCTAATGTTGCTTTACCTTGTAAATCTTTTTCAAACCCAAAGTATGCTTTAGGTACCTTAAGGGCAGCTAACATTTCATCACGTAAAAATGCAACGTCTTCAATCGCATTATATTCTAATCCTTTAATTGTATCAATCTTAGTTGCTGTATCATTGCCACGTACTGGAATGTAAAAATCTTCCATTAAGTTTTGCATGTTGTACTTTAAATTGTACTCACCAGTTTGTGGGTCCATGTATGGAGTTTTCTTCATTTTCTGAACCAACTTCTGCATATATCCATCTACTTCATGTGGAGGTATGTTACCAACATTAATACTAAATACACGCTTTTCCGGGGCACGAGTGATACGGTGTAATAACATCGCATCTTTCATCAACACATACTGTTTGTAAGTTTTACGAGCAGGCTCTATATACGAACGCCCATAAGGTAAGTAATTAGCATCAGTTAATAACCTAAAATGCGCTATTTCATAGTTTTCAAATTGTATTTTACCATCTTTATCTTTCAAACGATTATTAATACCGCCCGCTGCGATTACTGATGGGTCAATTCTAAATGTTACTTTTGAAGGATTTTGAGGGTCATTACCTTCTTCACGAACCATATCATAAACTGATAATGGCATTACTGAATATATACCAAATTGTTCTGCAATTTCTAAGTGTAAATAAAAATCACCATACTTACACATATTTCTAATCCATAACCACAAATTAAATTCTACGTTTAATATATCATAGAATAAATTATACAAAATACGTTGTGTATTTTCATCAGAACTTCTAATTTGTAATACCTCGCCTGTTTCATTTTTTAATGTAGATTCATCAGCGATGATATCTAATGCTGAAGCTATAATAGATTCTGTATCCATTGCTTCATAATCAGTGTATAACTGAATACGCAATGTTTGGTAGTTAATAGTTGGATTGTACGGCATATTAGCTCCGTATCTATGTAACTTAGTGAATCTATCTATAAGTGCATTTGTCTTTACGTTTCCGTAGGCTTGAATTCTATCTACATCGATTGTTTTTAATTGATTGCCACCAACATTTCTGATGATAACATCTGTGCTAAACAATCTTGTTAATCTACTAAATAAACCTGGATTTTGATCTGCCATTCTTGTGTTTTATTATACCAATAAATATTTATTACTTACAATACCCATGACACGTCTTCAATCGTTCCATTGCCTAGATCTATTTGGTATGGGTTAACCAAATTACCAGGCATTGATGGTCCTACTGGGCTTGATGTTCTAATTATACCACCCAATGTTGCTCTACTTAGATCTATACTTTGTTGATAGAATTTCATTGCAGTATCTCTTACAAATAATCCCATTCCTAAAGCCATTACCAAGTCATCATTATATCCGTTTTGAGCTTGTGCCTTACCATTCATCCAAATGAATACGCGTAATTCTTCTAATAAGCGCTTTGAATGAAAGGTAAATTGTCTATCTCGAATATACGCCTCCATTTTGGAGATAACAAGTGGTCTTGTCTTAGCTGATGTAGTAAATCCAGGAACTGTTTGATCAGATTCCATTTTAGCCATCCATTTATCCATTTGCATTTCACCATAAGCACGAGGTGAATAATAGGTGTTAGGATATCCTTTTTCTATTATTGTATTAATAACATCCCACCCAATATTAGCATTCTCTACTACAAGTAAAGCGTTATTGTACTCAGTAGCAACAGATACCAACATATTTCCATAAGTACGGGTATCCACTTGTGATTTATACTCAGCCACTTGTTCAAGTGATACTGCATCGATAATATGAAATGCCGAGTGGTCCGCACCGTCACCGCGAGCAACGTCAGCGCACACAACATACTGCTTACTATAATCAGGATAAGCCCAAATCCAAAAATCCCCACCCATAAAGCGGCGCTCAATAGGATCGGTGATAAAAGTTTCTTCATAAAAAGATAATATATCAGGTTCAACAACTGAGTTACCAGATCCTAAAAAGTCACAATCATACTCTTGAGCAAATTCACGAGGTGACATGTTTATACGTTCTGTTTCTTCCCACTTTGCATCTCTATCAGGATGTAAATCCCATCTTAATTTAATTGCTTTAAATTCATTCTTTCCAATTTCAGCATCGGTATACATTCTATGGAACCAGTTACCTACACCATTTGGTGATGACAATGCTATAATTCCACCACCTGTTGCAATAGTTGGTTTAATACTTGTATAAATCCTATCAATACCTTCAATAAAGGCAGCCTCATCCACAATAAGTAACGAAACAGCGTACGATCTACCTGCATCTGATGCAGCTGATGTAGCGACTATCTGAGAGTTATTGGCGAGTTTTAGTGATAATTTGTTATCAGATATTGGTTTTATATTACCTTTTAACCAAGATGGTAAAGAATTGTACATAAATTGTACCTTCTCTACCATTCCTTTAGCTGTTTCTTGCTTCGTTGCAATACATAATACAGTTTTATCCTTTTGAAACAACATTGTCCACAATGCAAAACCAGCTGATAGTGTTGAGATACCTAACTGTCTTGATTTATTTATGATACTAAATCTGTTATTTCTAAAATCATTTAATACTTCTTCTTGGAATGGATATAGATGAAATAATACTCTACCTTTTACAGGGTGAGTGATATAACAATATTTTCTAAAGAAGTGTACAGGATCGGTAGCACATTTAATGTATTCCGCCTTGATTATTTCTTTAATATTCGCTTGACTCATGTATATAAATATATAAAAGAAGGTCTAACCTTGCGATTAGACCTAATTATAAAAAATTGTAAAATTATTATCCTATCATATCATTTTTACGATTAATAGCATTTAAAATTTCCATTGCATTTTGTTCGCTAGGTAACCATCCAATACCAATATCAAATTTTTCTTGTATACTTTGAAAAGCTTTTTCATAGGATCTTGCTTTAGCACTATTTTCAATAGGGATAAATCTTTCAACATAAAACTTAATATCTTCTGGCGGTGCATGTTTTACCATACAAGAAAGGATATATACTATGTCATCAACATCTGTGAGTCTTTGTATACCTGAGATGGTTTTAAGTTTAGTATTTACAGCTATTAAGGTATTAAATGCATTTAATTTATCGTCATCGTTTCCTTTAAGAATAATTTCTTTAACTCTGTCTTCAGGATATCCTGCAGGAAATACATAATTTTTAAATGCTAAATTTGTACCAATTCTAGAATCTACTTTTTCAGCAGTATAATCAAGATTAACTTCATTTCTTGATTCAGCACCACTTAATTCATCTAAATTTTCTCTAGTAGGTCTAACAGCTGGTTTTGATTGTCTTGGGAGCATTTTATATAGTTCTTTAGAGAATTTATCTCCATATTTTTTTGTTAAATAACCTAAAAGATTTGATGCTTCTTGTTCAACAGCATAATATAATAAAGTAGAGTATGAAAATGGTTTAGTTATATCAGATGTAGTAAATCCAATATTACTCATATCTAGTAATCCTGCTTTATTATTTCTATTTAATATATCTACTACAGCTCTAGCTAATTTTAAAAATTCAGGATCTTGTTTTAATTCTTGATATTCAGGACTAGCTAATAAATCTTCTTCATCTTTTACTACTTGGTCTAAAAATGTTTTAGTTACTTTTCTTACATCAGCGTCTGGGGCACTAGACACAGCAGCATTAAGATCTCTTTTTATTTCATTAGGGACGTTAGAAGTAAAAATAGCTAAAATAACAGCTCTACGAAGCTTTTTCATATCAGCTTCAGTAACTTCTACTAAAATTTCTTTTATTAATTTTTTTAATAAATCTTTATTCATTTTATTTTGCAATCATTAGATATACTAATCCACCAACTACCACACCTGCACCAATCTTAGTAATTTTGTTTTTAAATTTAAGTTTTTGATTTTGTAAGTACAATGTTTGATATTGATTCTTCCAATCTTTAATTTGTAAATCTTGGTTAGTCATTATATTCCTATATGTACCTTCTTTTTTAATATAAACCGAAATAACACTATCTTTACCGCTTACTCTTGATTCAGTTAATGCAATAACACTATCTTTAATTGTAATGATTTGTTTTGCACCATCTAATTCTGCTAAATCTTTAGCTGTAGATACTAATACGGGTTGTGCTAAAGGTAGCGGGTTAGTTACTGTATCTGTAGGGTAACGATTGTTAAAGAATGTAATTAATTCTTTTTCGTTATAAGTATCAATTGCTGCTTTAGATGAATCAACAAATTTAGTAACTGTTTTTACATGAGACTTAGCGTAAGCTAATTTATCTTGTAATTGTACATCTACTAATACTAATGAATCAATTTTAATACTATCTTTAACTAAATCTAATTTCATTGAATCAACAGCATGTACTAAGCTATCTTGTTTTTGTAAAAATTCTTTTGATAAACCAGCGTCACTAACTTTATCAAAAATGATATAAGCTAATACTAAAAATGCTAAAACTCCTAAAACTGCTTTTTTCATATATTTTATTTTATAATTCCTGCGTAATATTTCATTCTGTTAAGATCGTATTGATCAATTTCTTGTATTGGTTCTTCTTCAGTATCTGGCATTTCTAAATCTTCTGGTTCTTCTTTATTTGCTATCTTCCTAACATATGCAGATGATGCTAATAAATCAGCAATACGTTGTTCTAATGATACTTTTAAATCACGTAAACGTTGTAATTCGGTAGATGGTTTATCACTGATATCGCCTGCAGCACTTTTACCTTTTCTTAATTTTAAGATATTAGATTTAGTAGCAGCTAAACGACGATCTAATTCAGAATATTTTAATGATGCTTCAAAATCTTCATCTGATACTTTACCAATTTGGACTGGGGCTGCTTTTTCAATTTCACCAGCTTCTGGTTCAAAATCTTCGCTACCATCAGCATTTGGTTCACCATCAAAATACATCGCTAATGGATTTTCAGCACCACCGACAAACATATCTTCAGCATCAGTTGCTGCTGGAGCTTGCGCTTGAACACCTGATGGTTCTTCTTCGCCACCTGCACCTAATTTAACTAATACACCTGCATCCATTAAACCATTAACAATAGCGTTAGCGATTTGTGGACGAGCAAAGTTAAATTGTGTTTGTAATGCTTTTTTATCAGCACCTGGATTTTCTCTAAAATAATTAATAACATCAGCTAATGATGTGCCTGAAATAGTTTTAGTAAAATTAGATGTATCAACATTATCGTCTGCTAGTCTATAGCCTTTAGCGATACGAGCTAATTCATCTAAATCTGCTTCTTCAACAAACTCAACTGGTTCATCAGCTGTACCTAATTTAGGGTTTCTAGAAGCAGTACGTGCTTTTTGAATTAGTGATTGTTTTTGAGGATTAGTTAATGTATTTGGATTAGATACATCAATTGTAGATTCAGCTAATACTTCAGCTATGGCTTCACGTATAATTCTACGTAGTTCTTTACTTTTCATTTTGTCGGCGTTAGTGTTGTTCATCATATAAATATTAAATATTTTGTAAAATTGTAGCAATACGTTCCTCAGTAGTACCTTTAATGTAAATTAATTTCTTAGGTTTATATTCTTCTAACGATTCTTTAATAACCCAATCGATTTTATCACGATATTCAGCATCAATAGTACGTACACCATTATCTTCAATAGGTACACCTTCAGGTGATACATAAAATACTACATCGTATTGCTCACGAAGCATCATAGCCGCCTCAACAAATGAACGTTTAGCAAACCAATCAATAGATTTAGCTGAAAATGTAAATGCACAAACATCCCATATTGTTCTATCTGTTAATACATTTTCACGTAATAATTCACTAGCACGTTCAGCTAAGAATACAAATTGACCATTTAATGATGAATCAGTATTCAATGGAATACCTAAATCACGTAAGTATTTACTACGTTCAGTAGCAATATGATATTCTTTAAACTGCTCTAATTCAGATAGAGCTTTTACTAATGTAGTTTTACCTACACTCATTGTACCTGCTAATCCTATTCTCATTTATTTCTTTCGTTTATTTTTTTCATTTGACGAGCACTACGTCTATCATCTTTAGCTTGTTTAGCTATTTTATTCCAATTCTTTGGTTTGTCAGCACCATTCTTATACTTGATTTCGACACTAATAGGTCCATTTCTGAACTTATCAGTATCGAATGTCCAAGTCTCAGTAGTGTCTTCGTGTTCGTATAC